ATTATAAACATCAATTGGACGTCGTAAAAAATTAGTAATAGAATGTGGACTATCATCAAGTGTTAGTTCACTAGCGTAAGGAGTATCTTGTTGATCTGAGAAAATCTCCGATTTATTATAAATACCCTGTAAATAATATTTTGCAATTTCTTGCTCTTTAAAATTAGATTGTATATTTTTATCCATTATTTTGTTAGCTATTAGCCTAAGCGTTCGCTCATTACATTTTATATTTAAGATGCATAGTACTCGTACTTGTCTCTTTCTATAATTTAAAATTAGAAAGCATAATGCAAATATAATTCTTAAAACTAACCGGTTACTAAAATTCCAAATCGGATTCCATATGTAAAACTTCATAGATAGCATGATCATATGTATCAAAAATAATTTCAGCTGATGGATACAATTCTTTCCATGAAAACTGAAAAAACTTTCTCATATCGTCATACTCCTGTCGTCCATGAAGCGCCATTTCACGTAATGCTGTTTTCATATTGTCTTTTAAGGCTTCTGGAGCCTCAATACTTTGGTTATTGGTTCGCCACAGTGATATTTCCTTTACAACATCAATATCTAATGGGGCAATCCATTTTCTTCCAAATTTATCAAATTTTTTGAATTTCCTCTTTAAGAACGTAATTTCTTCAATAGATCTTAAATCGGGAGGCATCTTACCAGTTTTTGTTTCATCTGTATAATCCATTCCTATGAATTTCATCAAACCTGATAGTGTTCTTTGATTAAGCCATGGTTGTATTTCTTTTGACACAGCAATTATATGATCATCGCCACACACTTGTAATTCCATATATTCTTGGACATCTACTATTGAAACTTGAGGACGCTTGTGTGTATTTACAATTTCTAAGTGATGTTGAGTCATCTTATCTAATAGTTTAAACTCTTCAGAATTTTTATATTCATCAAAATTTTCTTTAATACCAATATAAGAGAGAAATTCTTCATATTCACCTTCACGACAATCATTAAAATAACCACAGTCATCAAATAGTAGAGAAAAAATATAATAAATATTTACAAGATTTAGTAGACAGTCTTTAATACAAGTTTTTGGTCCTCCACTTTCAACCATCTGATCCACCTGCATATAAACATTATTCACTAGAATATGTTTCATAGACAAACCATGTTGCATTTTATCCATTTGTGTAAATTGTTCTTCTGAACTAACACCTCCACGCATTGCAACAC